AGACATGGCGCTAGCGACGTTCCTGCAGGGTGAGTTCGACCGATTCGCTGGCAACCTGCAAGCTATGGGTGGACTTGGAGCACAAGCCAGCACGGTTGGTCAAGAGGAGATGATACACGGTCAGCTATCGAAGAACGTGGCTGATATGCGCATGGCAGTAGTCATGTTCGCTGGCGATTGCATCTTGGACCTTGGTCGCTTGATGTGGAACGACCAGACGCTTGAATTGCGTACCTCAATGCCAGTAGGCAACAGTGGAATTCAGGTCACTTCTGACTGGACGCCAGACTATCGCCTGGGAGACTTCGACGACTACGAGTTTCGGGTTGAGCCGTACTCGATGGTGTTCAAGACACCTCAGCAGCATCTTCAAGAATACTTCCAGGTGCTCAGAGAGATTGCACCACTCTGGCCAATGTTCCAGGCATCAGGCGCATCTCTGGATGTCCAGGTTTTAGTACGTGAAATGGCACGACTAATGAACAAGCCTGAAATTGAGCAGTTGATTACGTTTACTGCTCCAGCGGAGATGTTGGGTGGAGATGAGAACACCGTGCGGTCTCCTGCAACTACAACGCGAGAGACTGTGCGTAGGAATATTTCGACCGGAGGAACTGAGCAAGCTAGGTCAAACGCGCTCATTCAAACACTCATGGGTGGAAAGCCACAAGTGAATGGTCAACAAGCGGCTGCTATGCAAAGGGCGCCAGCATGACCGATGCACCATACCTAAAAGTTATTTACGTTCATGTTCGCTTAGCGGATGAGGAGAGGACAAAAACGTGGAGAAGTTTCAAGGCTGAGACACTGGAGTCAGCGGTCAAGATAGCCGAGCAAATGCCAGATGTGGAAGTGTGTTTGGAAGCAAGCTTTGTCCCAGGGGGTGTGGAAACGTGAGTGGAATAGTTCGCAAGCATAACGGCAGACCAGTAACCAAAGAAGAACTTGACGAGTTGCTACCTCCAAAAGAGGACTGGCTTGCCGCGGCGCCAATGATTGGAACTGCTTGCCGCACCAATAAGCCTCGGGTGTCGGAGTCGATGGGCGTCATGCCGAGCCAAGTGCCACAGGAACGGATGAAGCTACAAGCACTGAAGGACCGCGGGCTTCTCACAGGCGTAAGTATTCGCAATGACGGAGCCGTAGAGTATTCATGCAATGGCGAACAAGGCGCACTCGGATGGCAGCGCTATCGTGGAAATAAAGTAAATCTCGATGGAGGGTACAGCGACACGTATACCTCCGATGACCGTTTTGGCGCAAAGCCTGAAGGAGAATGATACAATGGCACTATCGGACCTTACAGCAGCCGGACCAGATACTAGCGCTGACGAAATCAAGCAATACGCTGAGAGTGTAGTGCAGGAGATCGTCCAAGAGCGCAAGGGTGAGTCTGAAGGCAAGTCTGATGCACAGATCACCAATGAGCAGGCTAGCACACCGCAGCCTGGCGACAAATCAAAAGAAACACATGCCGATGTCAATTCCGGCAGTGACACCGCCTCAGAAGGCGAGGAAACCGGCGACGAGTCAGCAGCGCCAGAGTGGCTGACTGATGACGTTAAAGCCGATGCAGCCGCGTACGGCATAGATGAGGCTGAGCTAGCCGATTTTGCCAGTCGCGATGAGTTGGACAGGGCACTACGCCTATTTGACAAGACAGCGCTCGAAGCCGGTCGCAAGGCAATGGCTGAAAGCGAGGAAACCCCAGTCCGCAACGACAAGGGACAGTTTGTCAAAAAGGAAGAACCGACCGAACCACCCAAAGAGGAAGCTCCAAAGGATGGACGGTATCAGGTTTCGTTAAGCGCCGACCTGTACGACGAGGAGATCATCGGTGAGTTTAATCGCTTACGCGATCACTACGAGTCTCGCTTGGAAGCTCTGGAGTCACACTTTGCAGAACAGAGTGCCAGCGTGGAGGAGCAGCGTTTCGACAGTTTTGTAGATTCACTTGGTCATGCGGATTTATTCGGCACGACTGGTAAAGAGTCTGAAAAGGAACTGGAGCGACGCAGAGATCTGAATGTAGCCGTCAAGGCGCAGATGATTGGACTCGCCAAGCTGGGTCGACCAGCGGAAATGTCACAGCAGTTGATAAGCCGAGTCGCCAACATGGCGTTCGGTGAGGAACTTGGAAAGAAACGACTTAAACAACAGACAAGCAAGATTGCCAAACAGAGCCAACTCCGTCAGGGTGGAAGTCCAACGAAGCCTCTGCCGCCACGAGATAACGCTCGTGACGAAGCGGATAGGCTCTACAGAGAACTTGCTAGTTCATAACAAATAAGGAAGGTGCAATATGGCACTAGGCATTGAACAGATTGATGACTTTGTAAATTCGATTCATCAGAAGTTTGCTGGTGAAGATATGCTGGCGGCGCAGGATATTTCTCTGCCGCTGCAAGAGTACAAGTACGCTTCACGCCTCTTCAGTGGAAACCTGAAGAAAGACACCATGAGCACGTCGCAGTGCAAGTGGAAGGTCAAGGTGAACACCAACGATAACTTCCAGGTTGTCGGCTTGTACCATCGTGATTCATCGAGTCGCGTGAACGTTCTCTCCGAAGGTTCGCTCAAGTGGGGTCTGACGACCAACAACTACCACTACGACATCGACGAAGAGATTTTCCAAACAGGCGGTCGGCAGATTTACGACTACCTCGAATCTCTCGAGCGAGATTTGATGACATCGTTCTACACCGGTATGGAAGACCTGATGTTCGGACCTGGACCATCCAGTCCAACACAGTCGCCATTTCCGCCTGTGTCGCTGTTGTGGTGGATTACCGCTACGGACGACAGCACGACCGAGAACAATTCGGAAGAAGGGTTCGATGGTTATGCGCCAGTTGGCTGGGGTTCAAACGGCGTCGGTAGCATCGACCCGATCGTTTACGACCAGTGGCGGAACCGCACGTTCCCCTACACCAACGTAGATCGGGACGATTTCGTCGAGAAGATCATCAACTCGATGGACCTGTGCAGTTTCAGTCCTCCGGTGCAGCGACCTGACATCGTGGACCAGAAGCGTCACGACTGGGAATTGCTGACGACCCATAGCCGTTTGGCAGCGTGCCGACGATTGCTGCAGCTTGGCAACGACAATATCGGCGACGATATGGCGAAGCACAGTGGCACAGTCTACGTGCGCGGTGTGCCACTGAACTGGGTTCCAGCCTGGACCAATGCCGCCAGTGCCAACGCTCGGACGGACGGTATCGTCTTGGGTGTGAACTGGGCAACATTCAGGGCGTACTACGCTCCCGGACGTCAAATGCGCAAGCGTAAGGCGTTCCAGCATCCAGAAATGAGCAACGTTCGCGTTCGCGCCATGGACGATGCGGTCCAGATGGTCTGTTTCAATCGCCGCGGTAACTTCCGTGGATATTGCACGTCGACCGTAACAGAAACTGCGTAAGCTTTTCTCCAATTGGAGAAAAACGACAATAACCGTCTTTGGCGGGTGAGACGATAACCAACACCCGCCATGTTTCTATCCTGGGACCATATCCACCCTTAGCTGGATACATCCCGCTTTTACTTAAGGAGTGCTTAAATGCACACGCATTTTGATGAGATTTCGACCAGGCACTTTTCACCTAAGCTGTGGAAGGGGTTTGGTGCGCCGACAGGCATGAATCCGTCTGGAAGTTCGTTCCAAACTCCGAGCGGGAATCCCGCCTTTGGGTTCTTTGACGACTTCCATACGTTCAATGCCACGACACTGGTTGGTCCATACGCCAACCTGCTGACTACTGGCTGTACGGCTGCTCTGGCGGCTGATACGGCAACGGCGAAGGGTGTTCTGGCTTTAGCAGTGGACGGTAACGCCGCTAACGATGAGGCTGTGCTGAAGTGGGGTGGAACGGCATCAGCGCCATTCTACTTGGCAAACAACGACCTAGCATTTGAATGTCGGCTGGCTGTTTCAGCCATCACGGCAGCCAAGTGGTCGGTTGGTATCGGTCTTGGCGAAGCCAATATGATTGTTACCGATGGTCTGTTCGTGGACACCACGGGCGCATTGGCTGACAAGAACTTCCTTGGTTTCAACAAGCTGCTTGCCGAAGCTGGCGTGTTTGACGGGGCTTACAAAGCCGATGGTCAGACATACCAGAACGGTGCGACCAAGACCAAGCTGGATGCGCTGCACACAGCCGTTGCAGCTACCTACGTCAAGCTCGGATTCCGCTATCGAGCTCATCCGAAGACGATTGAGTTCTACGTCAACGGTGCTGTGCCTGGTGGAAACATCAGTCCAGCCAAGTTGACTGCCACTGAAATCGACGCAGCGACGTTCCCGGACGATGTGTTCCTCGCGCCGTACATCGGCATGAAGGACATTGCTGGCGATGCGGTGCTTAGCATCAGTGTCGACTGGTGGGCTTGTGCTCAGTACGAGTAATCGACTGTTGAACTGGGAGGCGGGCAACAGCTCGCCTCCCTGCCTGCATGATCTTTAGTGTTGCAAAAATAAGGCGAGGCTGTGACCACAAAAGCAGTAATCACGACATACTCGACGGGCCAGACGTTGTATTGGTTCCCGCTTAGTCGTTCGCTGGCTAGTTGGGCGACCTATCGTGTTCTCGCGGTAGAGGCTTCTGTACCGAATCTTGGCAAATACTCAGCAACTCTGGACTCTGACAATGCGGATCTAACGCTAGATCCAGACGCGCCGTTCGTGTTGTTTTCAGGTGCTGCACAGCCAAGCGATTTCACGGAGGGATTGCAGACTACGGATGTGCTTGACGCCAATGAGGCAAGTGGTACAAGGACTGTTTTAGCAACAGGACCGGAAGGCGAGACACTTTACTGGTATCCATTGAGTCGCTCGCTAAATGACTGGGAAACGTATCGTACTCTAGCTACCGAAGCTGCCTCGCCTAATACAGGCAGGTACTCCGCCACGCTGGACGCAATTAGCGCTGATTTGACTGCAGACCCATACGGGACGTTTGTGCTTTTTAGCGGCGCGTCGCAACCAAGCAGTTTCAATGATGGACTGAGAACAGTTGTACTTGGAGCAGGGACAACGGCTAGCTCAGTCTCTGAAACTACGAACGTAAACTTCTCCAACCTGCAGAGGCGTATCGGGCACTACTTGTTTGGTATCCGCAGTGGGTTTTCTGAAGATCAGCAGAGTGACATCAACGATTGCTTGCACGATGGACTGCGACGTGTTTACGCAGCGCATGACTGGTCGTTTCTGCACCCTATAGCAGACGTGATTACGACAGCGCCCTACTCCACAGGCACGATAACGATAGCGGCAGGAGTGGTAACGCTCACCGGTGGCACGTTTCCAACCTGGGCAGACGATGGTGTTCTGAAGGTAAACAACCAGTATTACTCAGTAGCCAGTCGTGGTAGCGCGACGCAAATTACACTCGATTCAACGGTTTTAACCGTAGCCACGGCATCTAGTTATCAGCTAGCCAGACCGGAAGTGCCACTGGACGATGCGTTTGACTCAGTGACAAACGATAGCGACCTGACCTACTATCCAAGTCCTGACTGCTGGTATCCTCCGGTGAAGTGGCGACATGACTCGACGATTCGCCATCTCGAGGGAAATAATCCAGAGTTTAATCGTCCAGTGTTCTATTCGGTCAGAA